AGAAGCGGCCCAGGGCCATCATGCCGGTGGCGTCCACCTGGCGATCGGTCTTCTTCTGGCCAGGCCAGTTGTAATTGCCGTAGTAGAAGGTGTTGCGGCTGGCCGGGTCGATCAGCTCGGCGATCTCTTCCCAATGCGCCGCGGTAGTGTTGCGCCAGAGGTTGAGCTGGCCGAACTCCTGCAAGCGCTCGGTGACGACCTGCTCTTCGTAATCGCTCTGTGCCGGGGCCGTCAGTTCCGCTTCACGAAGCCGAGCATCAACCACCAGCAACTCCCAATCTTATAGCTAGTTGCAGCGTCTCGCCTTGGTCTAGCCCGGCGGGGTTGGCGCACTCGTCATGCATCTGCGCCAAGGTCAGCCCTCTAGCCCCACACTTCATGCAGGTGCCGATGAACTGCTGGCCGTGGCCTTTCGGACTTGTCCTGCTTAACGCATGCGTGTCAGCCACCAGCAACTCCCGTTCCCATGAGGGCCTGCAACGCCATGCCGCCGGTGTTGCCCGCGCCCGTTACTCCCGACATCGCCAGCGCGCCAAAGGCCCCTGGCTGCTGGTTGGTCGCCAGGAGCGCCAGCTTGCGGCGCTGGTTGATCTGGTCGAGCACCTGCTGCTGGAGATCATCTCCCATGCCGCCCATGCCCAGTGCGCTCATCGGGCCACCGAAGGGCGCCTTGGCAGCATCGAGGTTGGTGCTGTCGCCAGCCATCAGATGTCAACTACTAGGCGCGGATAGATGTTCCGGTGGAGCGCCGGGCGCAGATCGAGGATGTTCGGGGTGTGCTCTATAAGAAAATCACGCAGCTCTGAGGGTATCTCCCTCATCGCCCGCTGCTTCGCGATGACAGCCTGTCTCTCATCTTCGTCCATGGTCGCTTAATAGTTGCCAAACAGGTCGAAGTCAACGCCATGCGCCATTGGCACGCCATCCTGCGTCTGGACGTTCTTCCGGACAAAGTCCTTCCAGCTTGACCCACCCATGTTGCCCATCGGGATACCGCCCACGCAGAAGCGCTTGGCCATCATCACCAGGATGCGAGTGGCGCTCATCAGGTCATCATGCACCTTGACGATATCGCCCTTCTCATCACGATGGTAGGAAACAAACTCATCCCACCAGTCAAGCAGATGCGTGCAGACCTTCAGCCGCCCGGAAGTGAAGCGCTGCTGCATCTCCATGATCCCGGCTTCGGTGGCATAGCCCCCGGTCGGGAAGGTGGCGTGCTGGGCGTGCATCCGCAGGCCGTGACTGCGGTAGATGCCGGCGGTGGTCTCGGGGCTGTCGTCTGAAGTACGCCGGTGGCCATCGTGCGGCCAGAATACCGGGGCCCCAGCACAGACGCGCTTCATGGCTTCGCAGTGCTGGATTGGCATCATGTTCTTCAGTTGGAGGGCGTGGGCGATGTAGAGGATGTCGGTGATGGGGTCATACATTCCCAGCACCGCGCCGAAAGGGTGACTAAATTTTCGGCTGGAGCCACCCATTCCTCCAAAGTCAATGCCCCAACCCAGGCGCCAGTGGCCCAGCGGTTCAGTGATTGGAGGAATTTCGATTGACTCTCGCATGATCGGGAAAATAGCCCCGGACCCCATGACGGGTCGGCCGGATCGGCGGGCTGCTTGCTCGTGGCTGGGGAAGCTGGCGATGGCTCGGTCATAGGTCTCTCTTGTCAAATGGCTGTGGGGCTCAGCCAGGACATCATCCCCGGTCATGTTGACGAAGCCCTTGTCCTGGTCGTTGGCGCGGGCAAAGGACTGGTAGAGTTCGGTCTCGCCTTGCAGCGGGGTGAAGGTAATCATCATCGATCCGCCGGTGGCCAACAGCCGTGCCTGGCACTCGGTGTAGACCTTCATGTCATCCGGCTCTTCGTCGAGCCAGATGAAGCTCACCCCGTCGCCCTGGAACTTCTGCCAGCCCTGCTCATAGGATTTGAAAGCCAATGTGGAATACCCGCCCGATATATGCCGGACGGCGACAGAGGCGAACGCGCCGGTAGTGCCTCTTCCAAGAACTGGATCGGTTACGAAACAGCTTTTTGGAATAAGCCCGGTGCCCAGCGTCTCCGGGGTGTTCGGCTTTCCGCACAGCTTCAACTGGTTGATCCCCATGGTCTTGTCGGCGGTCAGCCCGCACGCCCATGCCAGTATCGGTTCCTGAAAGCGTAGCCCGGTCCACCATGACGGATATATCCCTGTTACGTGGCAGGCCACCTCATAGGCGCCTGCATCCGATTTTCCCAGCTGGTTGCCTGCGTTGAACATCCGCTCGCGCTTGGTCGCGCCCAGATCGAAGAAGTCTTTCTGCTTAGCGTAGGGCTGGAACTGCTGGAGCTTGTTGTGTTTCTTGATATCGACCGCGGCTTCGAGCGTGCGCAGCAGTTGCGCAATGCGGTCGGCCTGGTTGTCACCAGTCACTGCTGTCAACTTCCGGCTCTTTCACTTCGGTAAACTCGGCGTCGACGATCCCGGCCGAGGCGATCAACTGCTTGGGGTCCAGGCCCAGCGCCGTGGCCATCTCCTTGATCTGGCGCATCTGGTCCTTGGTGTCCGGGTTGATATGCTCGACCACGATCCGCTGCTCCGCTGTGAACCCGTTGATCGCTGCCAGCTCCTTGGCCGCCCGGAACTGGTCCTTATGCCCCGGCGTCTGCGCCAGTTCAAGCATGACGTTGACCCCGACCAGCGCCGCCCCGGATAGCCGTTTGGTGGCCTCCTCGCGCAATGCGGCCAGGATGCGTTCGTCGCGCATCAGTTCGTTGCCGTAGTTGGGGTGCATGCCAACGCTGGCCGCGGCCTTCTTGGCGGCGCGCGGGTTGACCCCTTACTGCATCACCGCAACCACGAAAGCGTGCTGCTTGTCGGTCAGGGCGCGCATGGCCTTGCCGTCGTACCGGCGGTGCTCCGGGGTCAGTTCTACGATGTCGTTGGCCATGGACTTACGGCTGGTACTCTATCACCAGTGTCATCCGCTGGTACCCGTCCTCAAGGTCTACAGTCTCAATCGAGAATAGCCGCGGGTTTTCAGGGTCTAGCTCTTCCATGGCTTCGTTGGCGGCGCTTGCCCGCTCCTGAAAGGCCTCGTCGGTCTCGCCCGGCTCCCGCTCGAAATGAAACTTGAACGCCATTGTAGGTCTCCTTTGGCCATGGGCGCATTGTAGCTTTCACCGGAAAGGGCTGTCAACTGTTTTGGGCACCACTGTCCGGCCGGCAGATAAACGGCAGTGCAGCGACAGTTATCCCCTAGGCCCGCACCAGTTACCCGGCCGGGTCAGCACCACTCAATTACCCCCTTAGAATTTTCAATTTTGCGCCGGATATACACTTTGATGGCAATAGAGCAGCAGCGCTCGATCTCGGGCCCGCCCCGCCACCCACCCCCGGTCTAATGAGAGTCATTATCAAGAGAACACAATCTCTACCAATGCAGTTGAGATAGAGCTAATGCTATTGCGAATGTCATTAGCAATAGCAGGGTGAACCGCTGCCTGGCATGAGCTGGTCCGATGCTGCACCCCTGTTGCGAGTGGTGTCGCAATAGCAGGTGATATGTCGTGTTGCGATACATCGATGAATTTTGCCTTAAAGGGAGGCAGGGAGAGGCAGATAGGGCAAGAGACAGGCCTTATTGCGACGGTATTCGCAACAGGGTCAAATAAAAGGTTGACAGGGGGATAATTGAGCGTTAGCTATGCTTCGCATTAAGCAATAAGGGACAGCATCATGATCAGGCATTTCCAGAGCATCAGCACCGAGTACAGAGGCGCTACCGACTCCCTGCCTTCACGCATCATCGCCCGCACCTCTGGCGGCGCGCGTAAGACGGTGAACTGGAATCATGCCATCGGCACTGATGAGAACCATATGGCCGCAGCTCGCACCATAGCTGAAATCATAGGCTGGAACGGCACTTTCGTCATGGGCGCCACGCCGACTGGCGCCGTGTTCGTGCTGGCGGAAAGCAATGGCCAGGAGGCTGAAGGTTTCACGCTCATCAATTCAGTGCCTGCATGATCAAGCGGCTGCTCGCATCAGCTCGCGCCTTGCCCTCTTGGCAAGCATGGGCCGTGCTGGCAGTCTTCATCTTCACCGCACTGGGGGCGATGGCCTTGCTCTGGCTCTTCACCCGCTACAACCAAAGGAGGAAAACCCGATGTTCAGAGCCTTCACTACCTTCATGGTCCTGGTTGCCGTGATCACGCTCGCGCAAGCGATGCTCCAGCCGCTAGGCATCGACCTGATCGGCAGCGCCTGGGCCATGGCGCAAGAGGTGACCCGATGAGGTTCCTCCCCGCTGCCTTGCTGCTCATCGCCCTATGGGTAGTGATTGCCTTGATGCTGATCGATATCCACTATGAAACCAAGGCAGTATGCGGTGACGATACCGCCTGCCAGATACGAGAGGAAAGCCCACAATGACCTACGGCGACAAGCGCAACTATAAGCCAATCCGCCTATACGTATTCAGCGAAGCCCTCAAAACATGGCAATATGTCAGCACAACGACACGGAGCCGCACTTGTCGGGAGGCGGCTGACAAGCTGGCCGGACTGCATCCTAATCTCACCCGCTCCAATATCCGGGGCTACTTCGCCAAAGACTGAATAAGCGAAACGCCTGCAAAGGCGTCCGGCACGACTGCCCGCTTGCCGCTGATGAGCTAGGGCCATACTGAAGGGGAATACTATGACCTATCCTGATCCAGCGCCGCCTGTATCATCTAAATACGGGGCGCCGATGGGCCGAAGTAGCCAAGGCAATGACTTTGACATCCTCAAACCCCTGTCTATGCAGCGCCTGCGTCTCGATAGCGGCGGCTATGACAAGGGCGGCGCTTACTGGGGCCATGGCGAGCCGATTTACTGCATCCAGGATGCTGAAGGTGGCTTCTACTACACCATGCGCGCCCGCAGCCGCGACACCGTCAAGGCCGCGTTCCGGGAGGAATACCCCGATGCTTGGTTCCATGGTGAGCGCAACCCACGCGGCGCCGGCCCATGGGAGGTCATCGTCGCCTTGATCAGCCCGGACGATAGCGGCCCTCCTACCTATTCCCGCCTGACCCATCTTGACCGCTGGCAGTGGAGCCGGCGCACGGCAATGAAACATGCGCGGGAGTTCAAGGCCCAGCATATGCGGGATGCCTGGGCGCAGCCTGTAGAGTGAACCCCGCCCCGCTTGCCGCCGATTGAACCGCCGCTGAACTGTGGCCATTCGATCGGCGGCAATTTTCTTTTCACCCTGCTCTTGACTTTCCTTCAAATTCATGATAATTATCCGTTCACGCTTCGCTAGTGACGACCAGTCCCATCTGGTGAGGCTGGCCGCACATAGAGAAGAACAACGGATTTAGAGGCCGTTATAGCTGCACTGTGGAGGACATATATCATGCGTTTTGAACACCTATCACGCGCAGAACAGCGCTATGAGGTCGAGGGCGCCCTTCCCAAGGTACTGGCCGAGATTGACCGCACCGCCCCAACAGTGGTGGTCGTCGGGCGGGTGGCTAGGCTGCTGGGGGCCGATCCTGCCTTCATCACCGGGCTGGTGATGTCGATCGCCAAGGAGGGCCACCCCTGCGCCAAACAGGACGGTGAGACATTCAAGCGCTACGGCAAGACCATGAAGCGGTGGACGTGGCGGCCCTTGGCCCCTGTCGCATCTGCTCCCGTGGCGGTGGTGCCTCAGCCAGTAGCCGACCCCTATGCGCCCCTGGCTGGCAAGTATGCCGCCCTGAGCTATGAGGAACTGGAGACTGTCATGGATGAGGTCGAAGGCCCCGAACTGGTCGAGGTCATGGCGGAACTGGCTAGACGCGACCAGGCCCCGCCCTTGGCCCCTGCCCTGCCTGACGTTGACACTGCGGACTGGTAGGGGTATTTCAATCTGAGTATCTGAGGAGGACAAGATGGACCGAGACTTTTTGCGGCGAGTGGCAGTTGAGGCGGGCTATAAGGTCCGCCCCAGATCTTCCCACGGGGTTACGCCAGCTTACGACTGGGGGCCGAAAAGCCCTATGGACGGCCGACATTTTTCTACCGAAGCAGATGCGTGGGCGGACTTAGAAACCGCGATGCTGCGCCGCTTGGCCGACGCTCAGGAGCTGCTAGGAGCCGCAGCTAGAGTACTTCTTGAAGGTGCATCATGACCAGCATTACAGCCGCCGATCTCAAGCTGGGCGGTAGACTTGTCACAGCTTGCGATGCCATAGCCTCCGGCCATCTGAACCGGGCCGCCGGGATCTTTGCCGAGGTGGCGGACGACCTCAACGCCGAAGCCACGACCAATGGCCTACTGGCCCCGGAAGAGGATGACTGGTCGGCGCCGATGCCCGCAGCCAAGCCTGCGCCGGTCAAGCAGGCGGCACCCGCCGATCTGCAAATGTGCGGCCGTGGGATCCATTCGTATGGCCCACCGGCTCCTGGTAGCGGCTGGCGCACCTGTGCATCTTGCGGCAATGTCAATGTGGCCCCGCCGGAAGGATAGGATCATGATCTATCTGAACTTCCAGAAAGTGCGCGGCAGACCGCCCCGCTATGACTACCAAGGGCCGCACGGCGTAGGCTATTGCGGCCGGAAGGGCGCTCAATGGGAAGCCGGCTTCATGGTAGCGGCCGATAGCGATATCATTACGGCACAACGCAAGACCGCGCATGGCGCTGTCCGGGCCTTGGCCGCCGAACTCGACAAGCGCTCGATCGCGCTGTTTGGCAGCGATGAAATCGTCAATGCAGGGGTGATGCCATGACCGAGAGAGAACGCCTTGCTCTTGAAAACATAAAAGCAGCCGGGGTTCGGCTTAATGACCGCGGCTGCTGGGGGAACCAGAGGCTGGATAGCCTGTATCGCCTGCACGACATCCTTACTCTCCACGGGTTCAAATATCATGGGTGAGGCTGTCCCTGACCGGCTGCGCGAGCAGGTCGCCGAGCTGTTGCGGGGCCAGTGGTGGGTCCGTGCTCTGCTGCTCACCGAAGCGGATCCGGTGCTCGGGCTGGTGCTGCGCGCCGCCACGGCCAAGCCTACGCTGTCGCCGCCCTGGTTTGGCCCTTCGGCGATCATCGACGACAAGGGCATCGTCCTGACCAACACGGTCGACGCCCAGAACAAGCGGCATTTCGCCACCGCGATCTGCCATATCGACGACCTGGTGAGCAACCTGCGCCAGCTCTGCGACTGGCTGCAATTGCCCGACGCCCACGCGCATGCGCTGTTCGCCATGGTCAGGCAATGGATTGTCTCGGACGCCCGGCCCGAAACCGAGCAGGCCGAAGACCGGGTGCCAATCGAGTATCGCCGGCTGAATTAGCAGCTTGACAGGTTTTTGAGGGGGTGATAACCCCCTGACTGCACTGCCCAGTGCCTATTTGAAACGGTCGCCATGTCCCCTCTGGCGGCCGTTTCTTTTTATGCGGGGAAGGACCAGCCGGCCTTCGAGACGAAGTGCTCCAGCCGGCCCTTGCCGAGCGAGTTGAGCTTGCGGGCGATGCGATCGATCTTGGCCTGCACCTCAGACTCCGGCTCGCCAATTTCAGCAATATAGAGCTTCGATGCCAGCACATGCACGCTAACCGCTGTGTCCGGGGTGTTCGCGTTGAGCCTGGCCAACGCCGTGCCGATGTTGCGGCTGCTGTATTCATCCTCGACGCGGGTGAGCGCGTGGTAGGCGCTGGCGGTGATGCCGCGCACCACCAGGCTATCGTCGTGCGGTAGCGCCTCATAGTAGAGCGCGTCGAACCTCTTGGCCGCTTTCATCTTGGCGCATTTCAACTGCAGCGCCATTACGTTCCAGTCGGCGGTGATCTCGAAGCCGAAGTCAGCCGCGGCGATCAGCGTATTCGAGCCGCGCGCGCCGCGCTCCATGTCCTTGCCCGAGTGGTGGATGGAGAGCACGGTGCAGCCAAACCCGCGCTTCAGCACTTCCATCTGCTTGACAAATTTCATCACCTCCAGCGGGTCGTTCTCGCTCAGGCCCGCTTCGGCCATGGCGCGGGCGTAGGTATCGACGATCAGCAGCGCAATATCGGGCGCCCGCTTGCGCATCTCCGCCACCGCTTCGTCCAGGTCATCCTCATTGGTGACATCGGGGAAATTTTCCATCAGGTGGAAGTGTGGCGGGTCTCTGGGGACGCCGTGATAGTCACACCAGGCGTCGCAGCGGTTATGGACGATATCCTCGAAGCCTTCACCCGCGAAGAAGATCACGTCCCTTGGATTTCCAAGGGGCCCCCCAGCCATATCCCAGCCCAGCGCCACCCGCATCGCCATGTCGATGATGAGCCAGGTCTTGCCGTTCTCCGGCGGGCCATAGGCGATGCCAAAGCTGCGCGCGGGCATGATGCCGTGGAACAGGAAGGTGGGCTTGGGCCGCGCTCGCGCTTCCGCCAATGACCACAGCCGGAAGCGGCTCTGCTTCTCAGGGATATCGGGGGCCACAAAGGCAACACCCTCGAAGCGCGTCTTGGGGTCGAAGTCAAAGGCCTGGGCTCCTTCTTCGTTTTGCCCGTACCGATAGGCGTTATCGACAATGATTTGCAGTTCATCGGCGTCCCAGGGCGGGAGGCAGCGCTCGTTCCAGCCATCGAGCATCAGGTCGAGCGCGCTGTCCGCGTCCACCCCGAGATCGCGCAGCGCCGCGGCGGTCTTGTAGGTCCATTCATTGCCGCCCTCGCCCTCGGTCGCCGGGCCGCGAATCGAGAGGTACATTAAAGCGCGGTTGGTTGGGTCTATCGCGGAAACCTGTGAAGCTTTCCGGTCTTTTTTGACGTTTAGCCCCGGCAGCACCCAGCCCGGCATGTCAGTGACGCGCCCTTCGGCGATCGGCACAGAGCCCGCCGCCTCCCAGACCACATAGCCGCCTTCGGATCGCGTATCGACCTTGGTCCCGAGCTTCTGGACCGAGCTGGGGCCAAGTCCGGCATAGTACAGATGCTTGCCCCCTCTGGGGGTGCGCATGGTGTAGGTCGGCGGGAGATCCATACTGGCCGCTGTTGCTAGCCCTTCCTCACCGTCGATATCGATCACCATCAGCCCGCTGGCGCCGCAATCCACCGCCAGATCAAAGCCAGCATCACGCCAGGCCTCTATCTGCGCTGGATCGTTGCTCGAATGCAGGCGCCAGTCTCCCGGCAATGCTGGCAGCTTGCCTCTGGTTGGGAATAGCTTCCACGACATATGCTGATTGGCCCCTCAGCCCCTTGACCCGCAAAGCGGGACATGCTTAGTGTCACACGTTGGTCATCTGGTCAACCGGCTGAGGGGCCTTCCATGATATTAGATTTTCACGCTCAGACCAAGGCGTTTACGCTGACCGTGGCGCGCGGCGAAGCCAGCGTGCGCGATCTGATGACCATGCACGGCCTCGACCTGTCCTCGCCGCTGTCCGACTCGCACAAAGCCGTCCTCTATACCCGCGAATCATATGCGGCTGTCGCCTTCTTCGAGCACGCCACTGCAGCGGCCAAGGCCGAGCTGATGAGCCTGAACGACCAGGTGGCCAAGTCCTGGGCGACTAGCAGCACCCGGCATATCGACGTGCCGGCGGACAAGGAATTGAGCCCCTTTCAGGTGGCCGGGGTGGATTACGTGTTGAGCATGGGCAATACCCTGATCGGCGATCAGCCGGGGCTGGGCAAGACGATGCAGGCCATCGCCGTCGCCAATGAGATGCAGGCCGAGCGCGTGCTGGTGGTCTGCCCGGCCAATATCCGGCTGCAATGGTGCGAGAGAATCCGAAGCTGGACGACGATGAAATGGCCCTACACTGTGTACCCCATCCTGCATGGCCGCCGCGGCGTTCACCCCAATGCGGAATGGACCGTCATCAGCTATGATCTCGCCCGGTCCGAAGTGATCTGGCGCCAGCTTGCCTCCGCCAAATATGACCTCTTGATACTGGATGAAGCCCATGCCCTCAAGACCATCGATGCCAAACGAACTCGAACAGTGTTTGGAAGGCATGATAGTCAGACCATGCCGGCGCAAGCTCTTGCCGAGCGAGCTACTAGAGTGTTGGCGCTCACAGGTACCCCTCTGCCAAATCGACCCCGAGAGGCCTACACCTTGGCCCGAGGGCTGTGTTTAGGGGCAGACACGCGTGTATTGACTCATCTCGGCGTTAAGCCTATAACGGCTGTCCTGAAGACAGACCTGCTATGGGATGGCGTAGAATGGGTAAAGCACGCAGGCGTGATAGCGAAGGGCCAGCAGTTGACCCTGCGAGCGGGTGGCCTCTCGGCGACGCCGGGCCACAAGGTACGCGTTGGTGGTGGCTGGAATACCTGGCAAAATGTCCTGGGCGACGTAAGCATCCGGTCCCAAGCATTGGAGACAGGTTCGGCGAGCTTGAGGTCATTGGCTACGCTCCGGGTAAGGGAGGCATTTGTCTCGCAGTCCGCTGCTCATGCGGAAGCCCCCCATACCGAGTTACACAAAATAATGTCCGCGATGGGCGAAGCCTCCGCTGCCAAATATGCAGAAATCGTCAACTCCCTCATACGAGCACCAGATATGTACTGGGGGGCCCGGATGACCCTCGCCTCAGACGGCTGCTCCTTAGCCGCATCTCTAGTATCTGTGGACGATGTGAGAATCCCAGAGACCGAGGTTACGCATGGTATGGAGAGCGTGGCATCAGGGTGTGGCCGGGCTGGTTATCAGACCGAGGGGCCTTCCTTGACTACATCTGGAAACTGCCCGGATGTGGCACTCCCGGCTACCAACTCGACCGCCGAGAAAACTCAAAAGGCTATGAGCCGGGCAACCTTAGATGGGTATCTGCAACGGTCAACGCCGGAAATAAGCGCACAGTTACCGTTCTGGAGCGCCGTATCCGAGAGCTTGAATCCCGTCTTCGACATTGTGAATGCGGGGCCGCGACGGCGGTTCACTATCCAGACTGACGCTGGCCCGCTGGTAGTCCACAACTGCTGGGACAGCATCGACTGGATGAGCGAGGACCGCTTTACCGAACGCTTCAATCCTTCAGAGCAGCGGGAGACCCCGGATGGCAAGACCTACATTGACGAACGTTCTGGTCGTCATTTTGAGCTCCAGGCACGCCTACGTGCGAACTTCATGGTCCGACGGCTCAAGCGAGACGTACTCCCTCAGCTCAAGGTGCCTTTCCTGGACATTGTTCATGTGGAAGAGACTGGGGCTATTAAGCAGGCTCTGAAGGCGGAGAAGCTG